CGGGTCAACGTGGCCAGATATGGTCCAGACACAGGAAGCTCGACTGGCACATGCCCAGCTCCGCGCGCTATCATCGCGGCAGCAGTTTTATATGCTTCTATCCCATTCCTCTTCGTCAACTGTTCCACCGGTCTGAGAAACTTACCGTCTTTCAGAATCCGTGAAGGTAGTGGCAACCAAACGTAGCGGCCCTTTTCGGGTGGCGCATAGTCGGTTGAAGGATACCACATTCCCTTCAGAAAGGTTATATCGGTTATGCACTCCTTAATCTGCAGCTTGATATTGATCCCAAACGCAAAAAAGTGTGCCCGGACATAATTATCCAATAGTGCCATTGGCATATTAGCCGGTAAAGTAAGAATTAAATCTGCGCACATATGACCAATCGTCACACTGTTCGTCAGAGTTGTCCAAGAAATGCCGGTACACTGGCCGGCTCCCAAAAACAATTCTACTTTAACTTCCCCTAACAGAGGGTGCCGCGTTTTAAACACGGTCTTATCCCCCGTCTCTTTCATGAAAGAGTCGACAACCTCAGGCGGCACATGCCAAGACGTCAAGAACCCGGCTTGAAAGACTGTCACAGCATCAATCTTTTGTGACTGATCGAATTGCTTCGCATCAATCTCAAACCAAATCCCATCGATTCTCATCACCACATCGTCCCCCGAACTGATAACTATGTTGTCCTCCTCCTCTAACTCATCTCCTAAAGCGCATAATTGCTGGTGCGAATATCCACACACAATTATCATCCGCCAATTTCTAATCTTGAAATGAGTGTCCATCCTTAAAGGAGCCGTTATTTCAGGCATCGAATAGAATGGGACTGGAGAACTCCGCAATCTGGAGTAACCAATACGCTCAGGATCGACCAATATTTCCATAACTGATCTCGCGTAGGGCATATGTGGCGCATGCAACGCCGGGCCAAATTTAATGATAGCGCGCGGTTGTAGAGCTAATTCCGCAGCCCCACCCACCAAGTCAATGACCTTGGGGGCGATCGTTTCATCATTCTTCACTCCAACTGATTTTTCCAAACCAGTCATTCCGCCTTTCCACAAAAAGTCAGTCCAAGCTTTCTCAACTATGACTCCACGCGCTCCCATAGCTCGGAAGCACGCCTCTTTTGTGGGCAAATCAACCTCACGACCAGCTAACGCTTCGTAAGGATCATGCCAAGCTATCAAACGCTC